AATCCTCTTCCAACTCTGACTCATCCTCCTCTTCCAACTCCTCATCCACCACCTCATCCTCTGCCTCCTCACCCACAACCTTACCCATAAGTACAGGCGCAAGCTCATGCTTATCAAGCAACGCCTGTAGCCTTGCCTCAACCTCACCCCTGTCCATCTGATCTATGGTGCCTGTCCTCACCTCTTTCCGTTCGACCATCAGTCCTGCAAGCTTGGCTCTGCCTAACTCAGCACTCACGGCTGCGCCATACGAACCATCCTCCACTGCTGCATCCCGAATCATCTGAAGGTCACGCGCCACATTGTCGAATGTGATCTCATATTTTTTCTGATTAGACTCTTGGAGCTCCCGAATTTTAGTTTGAATGTGAGCAAACCTAGGATCATTCAACAACATAGATGCTGACTGAGTGGGTACTGCATACCCTGCTCGATGAGCACACTCAGTATTAGTCATGTCCTGGTAAACATAATTCTGAATAAATGTTTGCTGCTTCTTTGTAAACGGACGCTCCTTAAACTTTGCAATCGCATACCGCTTAGGGTTATTCAAAATGTCTGTGTCAGCATCATACTCAACACCAGATTCTTCACTCATTTAAAAACTCCAATTATTTTTTTCTTTTCCCAACCCCTCTTCTAAGAAGGGAGTAAGGGGGTGTCCCGTAGGGGAGATATTTATATCTCTCTCCCCTTCTTTAGAAGTGACCCACCTGACCCTTGACCCACCCTTATAAATCAATGACTTACGAGGCGAAGGGTCAAGGGTCACGGTAGGTCACGCTGACCCTCGTGACCCTACCCTATTCCCTTATAAATCAATGACTTGACTTACCGTAGGGTCAAAACCAAAACACCCCCTTGACCCTACGCTTTTAGGGTATCCAGCCCCCGCCCAAACCTCGAAACTACATTAACTTTAGGGTCTAAGTATGTCACCACGACCAACAGTTTCGCTACGCTTACCACTGAACTTGCCCCGATGATCGGTAACATACAGGATGTTTTTGCCACAGTTACGGCACCCGCTGTAGTCCATTCCAGGGTACTCGGCCACATAGTATTGGGCCTCACATGATAGGCATTCCACATGCCATTCGTTGTTAACTACTACCTTCATCGTCACTCCTACCCTATCTGCCTCGGACCTGGCCAAGACGTTCTGTTGATCAGCCGAGACACCACCAGTAGGCTAGAGCCAACACGCTCGGCTATCTTAGTGCAGGTCACACCATCCCACTGCATGTTCAAGATCTCTCGCTTCTGTGCTTCACTGAACTCATCTATCAGCACATTCTTAAGCCTGTTCGTTATGTAATTCTCATGCGCTAATTCCTGAGCCTGTATCGCCGACATAAACATACTACTACTACTTCTTGCTAAATCATTACTCACTTGACCACCCTCCATTGCTTTGTTTGTTTACTTATCTGCTTGCTGCTCTGTTCCTTTAATGGCTGCCATCAATCCTTCCACAGACTTTGTGAACCTGCGTATGTCTGCGCTGTTTTTTGCTATGTTCTTGGCTAGGAACTCCATTGACTCACTGAGATCCTCGTTTGCCCTGCTTAGTACAGCCAACTCTTTCATGGTTCCAATGAACTCTTCGATTAGATTCTCCGTAACCTCCGCTTCTAATGTTACCTTTGCCATTCATTTCTACCTTTCTGTTAAATCTTTTGTTAGAGTCCGCTTGACCCTTGTTGCTTTGGGTTGCCCCGTTATGTGCGCCTCACCTCACCCGCGATCCGCACCTCTAACGGGTTTTTTTATACCCCACACATACCATCACACTCATCACCAAAGTCCATGGTCACCTGATCTTCTGCTGGATCAGAAAGATCTGCGTCCTTTAGCGGTATCAAACTACGATGTATGTAGATCTTACTGGTGGTGCCACGAAAGTTATCCCGTATATGCTCATCCACCTGGACCGCTTGCTCCCATGACTTCTCATCTGTTGCTTTCATCTCACGCCAGAATGCGTTGTCATGATAGGGGCAAAAGGTACATGCGCTCTTCTTTGGCAGTTCGTTATAGCCGTTGTCTCTCATCCATCGAAGGCAGTGCCAACGTGACATACGCTGCTCGATCAAAGGCCACCTGTTGTTAACCCACTTCTCTGGAGCATCCTTCATTCGTTGCTGCTCATCAGTGCTGATACCTATCCACTGCTCCACGCTATCCGCTGGGATGCGTTGCCCTTTCTTATAGCCTAGCAACTCACGAATCTTTCGCTGTATTGGTGTCACCTTGTAGTCACGGGTACACTGGCGCATGAGTATGCCCTCGCCCACGCCACTAGGTGACGCAGTAAAGAAGGGCGGTGATGCGCTTCGATTGTCAGGGTTCATCACATCTTCAAACAGATTCCCCCTGGTCACACGAATCACTGGGAAAGGTAGCTGTTTCTCTAGCCAGTCAAGCCAAAAGTAAAGATGATCAGGCTCTGCCTGGGTGTCAGCGAAGATGGCATAGTCAGGCATAGGGGTTATCTGCCCCTTAGCCGCCATCAACGCCATGACAGATGACTGCACACCAGCGCCCAAGCTTAGTACTACAAGTTTTTTATTCATTGAAAAATCCTGGGGCAAGTTCTGGCATACCAGTCGCTGGCTTGTTTATGCTTTTAAGTTCTCTGGTTCTAAAAAATCCTACATGCTCAGGGTACATATTCATAAACCTTCTTGCATAGAATGCTCTATAGTTATTGTTGAGTTTAAATTGACTTAAGCCATCCCCACCCATGTCTTTTTCCCACCTGATTCTTTCAAAGATAGCGTTCACGCTGTAGTTTTCATAACCTTTAGTGATTATTTCATATGTGAAATGAACAAACATATCCCAAACCTCTGGGTTGGCATCATGAAAAGCAATGCAATCCTTGATCATCTCCTCATGCCTATTGTTCAAGATCTTCACTCGGCACTCTTGTCACCATGGACTCATAATCTTTTTTTAGTTGCCAGATTATGTCTTGCATCAAATCCAATTGAACAATCCTATGTTCTTGGTAAAAACTATTACCCAACCTTATGAAGCCTTCTTCGCCTGACCAATAAATTTCACCCATCTTTGTCATATCTGGACTGTCCATCACTATTCCTCCCATGGTCGTTTCATTTCATTTGATTCAAGGTAATGCCAGACCGCCTTGCCCGGAACGGCATGCGTCTTGACAATGTTACCTTTATATTTCTGGACAAAAGACACCGCCTTCTGGCCAGCCTTATCACCACTGTTCAAGTTGGCTTTGCCTAAAGCCTCCTTGGCCAGCAGTTCTAAATCTTTTCTTATGTAAAACTTTGTACTGCTCATGGCATTCACCACCACGTTTGCAATAGCCACCTCTTCATCATCGCTCAACTGAGGCTTGATATTCCGGGGCGTTAGTTCGTTGACCTTCCACATGCCATCACCGAAGTCGAAGTTTGCTAGGTGTTCTTGTGGCTCCTTAGAGTTACGCGCTTCATAAAACACGCTCACATCTGTCTTATCACCACCCAGCTTTATGCCTGAATCAAACCAACCGGCGAACACGGAGCCACCCCTGGCAGACATGAATGTCTTGTCATCTGCCCGTTCCTTACCTGTGTGGTGGGCTATGATCACGGAAATGTTATGCATATCGATGAGCATATCTACGCGATCCAGCAATTTTCGTAACTCCGTATTTGAGTTTTCCTCACCGTCATAAAAATTGATAATAGGATCTATCATCACTATGTCTGGCTTGTGAAACGCGATCTCCTGACTGATCTGTTCTATGTCCTGGTCCCGCATCAGGTTCTTTCTAAGCCGCCCACTGATGATCAGGTTGTTATGACCCATCCGCTTCAGGTCATCATCAAACTCAAACCTTCTATAGTAGGTATCTACCCTGCGCTTAAGAAACTCTGCGATGATCTCTGCTTGGAACCACATCACCTTCAATGGCCGACTGAACTCCACATCCATGAAGTCTGTGCCGGTGGTAGCTCCCGCCGCGAATGCACCCAGCCAATTGGACTTACCAATCTTTGGCTTACCAAGTAACAGCACCCGACTCTTCTGAAATATGAATGCATCACCCCAGTACTGCTCGATTCCATCATCGTTCATGTCCATCCATTCAACGTCACTGAACGGCTTTAACCCTAGTGGGCCTGATAACTTATCCTCTTCACCCTCACGCTTCTTCTCTTCTATCGGATCTTCTTGTGACTGTATTTCTTTGAGATCTTCATTGATGTCTGTCTGCCATTTGCTTGTCTCCCACCCAAGCACCCCTGCATTTACGTCATCTGGATGACGCTTGATGTGCCCGTTGATTATGCTGATGGCTGTGCGGGTGACCTCGATCAGGTCCATGGGTGGGAAGCATGTTTGGTTCCAGTCCTGCGCTTTGATCAACACCTCGCGCATACCCCAGCCTTCCTTGACCCACTTACCTATGAGTCTTGCCAGGGTATCGTTGCGCGTGCCTTGCTCGGATGGTGCCTCAGTTAATTTTTCGCGGATCGATTCGACCTTGCTGCCCGTGTTGAACACATGCATCATTTGCAGATCGTTATCTACCAATGCAGGTAGATCATCCATTGACCCTACTGACCCATAGTTGTCATCGCAGGTCATAGCATAACCATGCGAAGGTGCGACCATTACATAGCCGCCGTCACCTCTGACATCGAGCTTGTTCTTGCCTGCGGAGTTGCGAACGACAGTAGAGCCAAGCGAATAAAAGTAGTGAGCTCCTCCCCTTGGCGTTGTCTGCTTGAGTGGTGTTCTTGTGATAGCCCCAGCCTCGATCCAATTGATTGCATCATCACTGTCTGCATCGACCACACTGAATGTAATGCCGGTGATCGCCGCCCAGTTTGCTAATGGGTATTGGCTATGCCACTGAGTGATCTCATGCTCTGATGGCTGGATCTTTTGGTAGTGCTGCCACTTAACCCGTGGTGTCTTAGCCCACTTAGATTTGAGTTCATCCTCTGAATCAAATGGGTGCCTGGTGCGAAAGTATTGCGGTACTACCTCGGTCGGGGAGCCACAAGGAATGATGTGCATACCCTGCTCCCACATCTCTAAGAGCAACTCTTCTTTTGCTTCGGGCGACATAGGCCCGTCATAGCTACTAGCTAGAAAAGGCATCATCAAGATTTCCGTCCGACCCAATACCTCTGGTCCTCACCACGAGATGACTCAATGGTCATGCCTAGTTTGTATGCTGCCGCCCGGATACATCTGACTTCTTCTTCATTATTAAGGTACACACTGTCACCCACCGCCATCTTCTTCAAAAGCTTTTGCCATTTGCCTTGACCCTTCGTAGGATGACTCGGCTTCGGCACGTTTTGCTCAATCATAAATTCCATGACTCTTCTTTTTGTTAGCTCAGTTGCCTCATACTACTCATGTAATATCCCTTTGTAAAATTATTTTATAAAAAGGTATTGTACTTCCTTGGACTTTCCTGCATGATCGGTTTCGTAGAGAGATGAGTTGATAAGAAAAGGAAAGAAGCATGACAAGCATGAAATGTTTGGCGCTGCAATTAGCGGGTGCAAAAAGCAAGAAGGGTGAGATAGAGAAAACGATCAAGAAGTTGAACCGTGAACTCTTAGATACGAAAGAAGTAAGTGCAATACTTGCTCCGATCCACAACGAGGGTGGCGAGAGAACAGACAGTGGCATCACTGTCGAGATCAAGAGAGATCACATCTGGGATCAAGTCATCCTAGATGAAGTAGTTGAATCAATCCCAAAGCAAGAATGGCCCTCCTTTATAACCCAGCAAACTACATACAAAGTTGATATGCGTTCATTCAAAGATTATGCATTGGCTCATCCAGCCAAAGCTAAGAAATGGCATGACGCACATTCAATTAAGTTAGGTGACCCCAAGGTCAAAACAATCAATGTCCAGAAACTGCAGGAGCAAGACGATGAGTAATGTTATCGACCTGTTTCCTCAAGCTCTCAATGAGATTGAATTCTTCTGGAGCTGTAGTAAATGCTTAGAAGAAGTTAAGCATTTGCCAGATCAGTCACCTTCTGAATACGCAAGACTCAATATAGGGCCGACTAAAAATGGCATTCAAATTTGGTGTGTGCGACATGATTGTAATGTAGCCAACTTAGATTTGAATGAATTGAAAACGCTGTAATAACAAAGGAGGACTAGTATGTCTTTACTTCAGCAAATTACGAGTACCCGCGAGAGCGGTGGGCCAATACCCCCAGTGCGGATTAACATCCAAGGCACAGATGGTATAGGCAAGAGTACGTTTGGTGCTAACGCAGATGCACCGATCTTCATTCAAGCGGAGGACGGTCTGTCTTTCATTGATGCGCCAAGGTTCCCTGCAGCTAACACCTGGGAGGATCTTATCGAGCAAGTTAAGACGCTTGTGACTGAAGATCATGACTATAAGACAGTCGTACTGGACACAACTGATGCTGCCGCCAAACTAGGCGAAGCATATGTGTGTGCTCAGAATGGCTGGTCAAGCGCGGCAGATCCAAAAGCAGGCTATGGAGCATTCTATGTAGGAGAGGAGAATGCATGGGTTCATTTGTTGAATGGGCTGAACGTAGCTCACACACAGAAAGGTATGAACATCATTCTGTTGAGCCACGTTGCAACCAAAGCTTACAAAGATCCTGAGTTGGAACCTTATGATCGCTGGGAAATGCGTTGCAACAAGAAGGTCAACGCACTGATAAAGGACTGGGTTGATTTTAATCTGTTCGCTAACTATGAAACCACCTTGATCAAGGATGGTCAGAAAGCGCGTGGCGTGAGCTACGGTAACCGCAGTTTGTTTACCAAGTTCGCAGCAGCGTATGACGCGAAGTCTCGCATAGATCTTCCACAGAAGATTGAGTTCTCATGGGAGTCATTCATGACTGGATACACCGCAGCGTTAGCTGCAAAAACTACAAACGAAGAAGCAGCTTAAGGAGCAGCATATGGGTTTTTTAGACCAAGGAATTGATGTAAGCAACATCGAAGCAAGTGGGGGTGGCGCATCTGAGCCAATGCCAGCGGGGGATTACACTCTCTCAGCAGCAACTTATGAAGAGACGCACTCTAAGGCTGGC